GTGGTTCAGGGAAAAGACCATCAACAATTTCAATAGCCATATCTTTGTGATCAATAAAAGGATCAAATTTAACTTTGATACTCTTTACTAATCATTCAAGATACCATCTATTAGAAAATTGACGGTGAGAAAGTCTCAACGGTGTTCCTTTAATTAAAGCAACAACTAAGTTTATTAAATAAGCTTGGTTATTACCTTTTAAAAGAGACGTTGTTGAAACACTATCTTGCCAATCAGTAAGGCTCCAAGTACCGCATCAGCAGAAATCTTAGAAGAAGATACGAACATAGAAAGCATCGGGATCAAAATCAATGTTAAATTAGATTTCGATCTCATTTGCGCTCTGGTTACGTCATCGATTCACTGAACAATATTATGTTTAGGATAATATCCTCTATTAATTAAAGAATAAAGAATATTAATTCTACCCATTATATTATTCTGTGAGATGAACATCTTCCAAGATAAAGCAGAGACATCTGTCCCCTTATACATAGTAACTTTTGCAAATTCAACTGTTGCATTTTTTGCAATAACTGATTTTGATTCATTAATTGGTACTCCAATACTCGCCATAATTGACAAGTATTCTTGAGCAACCAATTTATCAAAAATTACTATGTCATCACCTAATAATTCATAATTGACGAACCATCTTATGTTTTTAACTATCGAAAATGATAAATCATCTTTGATCTTAAAAACACGATAAGCTGCCATTTGAACTATGAAGTGATGCGTTACAGCTAACATAGCTCATGAAGAAAGAGCTCCCATAGGTTGCCCTACGGAGTATCTGACTTTATGAGTTTCTTTATTATAACGGAGGACATAATCTCTGTCTACTAATATATTCTTTCAAATTGTTGCACACTTCTCACCTATCAAAGGAGAGAGGATAGCAACTTGGAGAATTATTGGTAGTCTGTCTGTAGCTGCCGAGAGATCGTACCCAAATGAACAGCCACTTTTAATCGCTTTCTCACTTGCACGAATGCAAGAAGATCTTTGATCAAAAGTTCCGTCATTAGGTAACGATCGGAGAAAAGCAAAGAGCATATTATGTAATGGTTTAAGTAAGGATTGTGTCCATACATCCACCATCGCAAATACTCTAACTTTTCCCGCAGCTTCCTCTTTCGCTGATAGTTGACCAACTCCGCTTAATTTCTTCTTATACCAATATTTATCAAATAGTTTTTCAACTATCAATGAATATTTAAATATACGAACAAAAGTAGCTAAGAGATTGGAATACTTCATTTCAAACATGTAATCAAGAAAATACTGCCCAAGACCTGCTTTAGCAAGTTTAAAGGGATCAGTAAACATTCCTGTTCATGATGAATAGTGCGAAGGAGAAGCAGTCTGGATGAATTGCAACCCGACTTCTTTTTGTACAATGGTCAAATCGAACATTCCCTTAGATCTCAAAGCGAAAGCTTTCAGTTCCAAAGAGACTCTTTGAAGAGATTCAGTACAACCAGAATAAGGATCCG